ATGAATGAAGAAGAAATGCTGCAGGGGGATACGTTCCAACTGTCTGAGGAAGAACAGCAACGACTGCTAGAAGAACAAGCACAGATTGAAGCTGATTTAGCCGCGACAGCACAAGCAGCACCGGACACAACTCCAACTCCAACTCCAGCAACTACGGATGCTGAACCTGTTGTTGAAGAACAAGCACAAACTCAAGAACAAGCAGCAACGTTAAACGAACCGTTCGACAAAAGTAAAGATTATTCCTATTACAAAGCTCTTGGAATGAGCCGTAATGAATGGAACCGCAATCAAATGAGTAGCGGTACCGGCGGTGAATTAGAAGGCTTTGTACAAGATCCAAAGTTGTCTGCTGAATTGTTTACAGCTATCCCTGCAGGTATGGCTGACGCTGTAGTAGATACAGTGAACTTCTTAGTTGATCCAGAAGGTGCTTTACCAGGACCAGGCCTTCCTAAGATTCCTGAATATGAAAACCAAGTAGTTCAAACAGTACGGGAACTTTCTTCTATCGTTATACCTAACGTAGGCATCATTGGTAGTGGTACGAAGGCGCTTACAGCAGCTTCCAAGGGCAGCAAATTCCTAAGCGATCCACTTGTAAGGAAGTTAGGTCAAACCGCCTTTGCAGCAGGTACAGGGGCCTTTGTGGACTACGTAACAGAGTTCAACCAAACTGATGATAATGCTGCAGGTGCTTTAAAAAAATCCTTACCTAATTGGACAGGATGGATTCCAGATAATATTGCCACTTTAGATAGCGATTCACCAGACGTGAAGCGCATGAAGAACGTCAATGAAGGCGTTTATCTGGGTGTTGGTGCAGACCTTATTCTAGGACTGGGCAAACTTGCAAAAGGGATTAGAGGTATTACTGAAAGTCTTTGGGTTGGTGAGTCTGAAAAGGGAATGAAGTTCCTGAAGAAAAATGCTGTAAAAGAAGGGTCAACAGCTGCAGAAGTTGTAGAAGCATCAGCAGTTGGTAGGCAAATTGAACTAGATGAACTTGGCGGTTATAACTTTGATAAGTCCATGAGTTTGGATCAACCTGTATATGGTGTTCATGATTTATATGGCTATCAAGAGCAAGGCATTCGTTCAGTAGACAACCTGGGAATTGTTGGCGTGTCAGCTGACGTAGTACGAATCAACAGAAACTATGATTCAGTTTATGGAAGAGTAGGTAGCGTATTTTCTGAAGGTGCTCTGAAGTATGGTCTAGAAACAAGTGACCAACAAAACATCCTTATTAATGGTGTTGCTTCACAACTTCGTGATGCTGATCAATATGGGTACAAAACAGCTTCAGGTACTTACATCCCTCATAGTGAAATTGTAAAACATGGAGAAGATCTAGCTTCTGAGTTTTACAACATGGATGTTGGGCAGATTAAAAAGTTTTTGCAGGATAAGAACCTAACTGGAATTGATGTTGACACTGAGATACCTGTCCTGAAAAGCGAAGCTTATGTAGGGGCAATGAAGGCAATCAAGATGTATATGGACGACTTCATGAATATGGATGTTGTCAAAGCACAAGCATATACAGCAACTTCGTTGGCAGGACAAGTATCAGATACTGCACAAGGTATGCGCCTAACAGAAGGAACACCTTCAATCATTAGGGCACAAGAGCAGATCTTGGATAGGGTTGAATTCTTGATGGCTCAAAAGGGTATGACTTCTTATACCCGTGGTAGAGCATTGAATATGTTGAACTTCTGGAACCGCCTAACGAAAAAGGGTTCAGATGCAAGCAACATGGCAGAAGCAAAGCGTATGCAAAACCTCATTAAAAATGAGAAGAATGAAACGTTAGCTGCTATGGAACGTATCAAACAAGAAACTCAAGAGACTATGACAGTGATCAGAGAGATTAGTGCTGAAAGGCCGGAGATGCTGGCACCTCTGATGTTTGCTTATGAGATGACTGACGGCAATGTCAAGACAATGCACCATCTCAATAGGTGGTTGCAGAATTCAACTGGTGTTTTAAATAAAGCATTCATTGACTTAGAACCTGAAATCCCATCCTTGGTATTAAAAGGCTTCTGGTCAAACTTGTACAACTCGACGCTAGGTGCATTAGCTACACCAATAAAAGCAGGAATCTCTAATGCTTACCTATTGTCTGAAAAACCAATTAGAGCATTTGCTGGAGCATTGCACCAAACGGCTACAACAGGTGATACAACACTGTTGAGGCGTGGTTGGTATCAGTACAGCTCGATGATTGAAACCTTACAAAGCTCGCATAAATACAGCAAGCAAGTATTTAAAAGGTCTGCTTTAGATCCGTATGTAACTGAAGTTCGTGATGACTTAGGTTTTAAAAATGAACAGGCACTAGAGCTTGTCAATATGTATGCAGATGCTGCAGCAGAACGTGGTGACTTTGGCCCACAAGTAATGGCGCAAATCATCAATGATCAAGCAGCCTTAGCTAATCACCCTTGGACACGCTTTGGAACCAGGGCAATGCAAGCAGAAGATGGTTTTACACAAGCCATGGTTGCTGTAGCAGAAGCAAAGGGGCGAGCTTTTGACAGAGTTACTGAAGGGGCTACTTTAGCTTTCGATGCAAAGAAAGCAGAAGATCTTTATAAAGAAGTGTATGACGGCATGTTTGACGAGTCAGGTTTGATTACTGATAAAGCAGTAAGACAAGCAGCTGGTGAAATTGCTATGAACCTTGACAGCAAAGGTAACACAGCTTTGTCAGGACTGATTAGTCATATGCCAATGATGAAACCCTTCATGCTATTCACTAAAACACCAGTTAATGAATTGGTACTAAGTGCTAGTTACACTCCTATTAATCCAGTACAAGCATTTTACAAAGATTTTGGTGAGTTCGGTAGAAAGTTTGAAGACACACCTAGTGAAAAAATAAGGGAAATATTTACAAGGCGCGGTATTGCTGTTGATGAGTTTACCGCTAGAAACAAGTACAACGAACTAAGAGCTGACGTACTTGGCCGCAGAGCAATGGGAAGCATTGCCGTAACAAGTGCTGTTGGTTTGTTTATGACTGACAGGATTACTGGCGACGGTCTACATAACAGACAAAAACAAAAAGGTCGTAGAGATTATGACTGGCAACCAAGGTCAATCAAACTGCCTGGAGAAAAGTGGGTTAGCTATGACAACTTAGGGCCAATGTCTAATTGGCTTGCTATGACTGTGAACGTCATGGACAACTTTGACAGCCTAGAACCTAATGATATGAGCGCTTTGCTGAACAAGATGTCATTTATTCTAGGTGCTTCAGTAACGAAGAAGTCACACCTTGCAGGCTTAGAAGGCTTGTTTGACGCGTTAAGTGGTGACTCAAGTGCCATGGCTAAACACGCAGCTAGTTTTCTTAGTGCTGGAACAATTACCGGTTCTAGTCAGCTTGCTGAGATTTCTAGATTAATGGAGCCTGGCAAAAAAGAAGTTGAGATGCAACTTGATCAACTAATTACAAACCGCCTTCCATTCTTAAAGGATACATTGCCAGACAAAAATGACTGGATTGATGGCGGACAGGTTGGAATACCGGATAACTTCCTGGCAAGACTTGTAAACACCTACCTGCCTTGGAAAATTAACGGAAAAATTAGTCCCGAAAAGCAATTCTTGATTGACATTGAGTATGACGCAACACCTACACTACAGACTAATGGTAGGGGTGTTGAATATACACCTGAACAGAAGTCAGATATAACTGACAGAATGGGTGAAGATAAGCTATTTCAGGCTGCTATTAAACGTGTAATGTCACGGGTAGATGCAGGTAAATTTAGAAGAGACTTTAAAAAAGCAGTTGATGCTGGCTTAAGTCCAGACTTAACTACCTTCAATGGTGTCCATAAAGAACTTGATTTAGAATTAAGGCTCGCTATGGATAGTGCTGCAGCTGCTTCACCATTTGCAACTGAAGTACAACGTAAACAGATGGTACAAGACACTGTTGAATTGTATCTACAACGTGGGGACCAGAAGGGTGCAAGAGAATTTATGGATTACATGGAATCAAAGTTTTCTATTTAAAAGGATAAATGACAACTACACAAACTACATACACAGGTAATGGTTCTACAACGAACTATGCTTTTACATTTGAATATATCAGCCAGGCAGACATCAAAGCCTCCCTTGATGGTACTGTAACAACAGCATTTACGTTAGCAAACGCAACAACAGTTGCCTTTAATACTGCACCAGCATCTGGTGTCAACATCATTATCTTCCGAGATACTGCAAATGACACTAG